AAGTCCCCCGTAGTGTGTAGTGCAAGTGTGATGACGTATGCGGGGTAATAGACCCCAGCCTTGACGCCATCCAAGATGTGATGTGCTTCTTTCTTAGTCATTCTTGTCCCCTTGCTCGGATTGCTGCTCCGCATTGCATCATCATCCAGCCTTGGGCTTTGTTGTTGTCATCGCCTTTCATGCCATGCGTAATTGCATATTCATCACACACCTTTGCACACGCCTCACGCTCACGCGCTGTTGCCTTGGCGTCTACCAGTTTGGCAAAGGCTTCAAGAGACAAAGGATTGCAAACAAAGCATTCTTTAAATCCACTATTTTCGGTAAACGAAGCCTGTCTAGCCATCTCAATGATTTCATCTTGTGTCATTCTGGTGTCTCCTCTACGACCCTAACTTGAATCGTGTATCTTTTGTGGGGCTTTACTGGCTCTAACTTGCTATGGTTATGGAAATTCAAGTACCTTTTAGATTTGGTTCTTGATGTTCCAAAAGAAGCCATGATGAGCCTCTCTGCGCCAGTCTTGGTTATGTATGAGTACACATAGCCAGCAAATATTTGGTCTTTCATTGGTAACTTCCTTTCTGGGGTCTCATGTGACCCCGCATTCTCTTGTCAAACTTTCAAAATAAGACCGTAGACGAGCCACCCACGTAGACAGCCTGTGGGTAACTTATCCACAGTGTTATCCACTGGGACACTGACTCTCGTTTATCTAGGCTAGGCGTTTAAGGGTTTCAATCCTCAACCTTCCTCCGACTTGGTACTGCCCCGAGAGATGCTCACTCAGGAGGCACAAGGCCAGTTCGCCACGTTTATCTCACTTGGTCGTCAGAACCGCATGAAGGGGTGGGTGATGCCCCCGTATCGACTTATGTGGAAACACCAAATAAAAAAGCCGCTTACAACTGCCCTCGGTAGGAACCCTAGAGTAAAAACCAAGGGCGAGAGCATGTGTAAACGGCTTCAACATTTGTCGCTTCCTACGGCAACGGTTCGGACTATATCACAATGTTATTTGGGTTTGTCAAGGGGTTTGCATTTGTGAAACGGGAAAACCCTGCCAAGCCATCCGATAGGTTCACCGCAGCTGGGGCAACACCATGATGGATACGGGGATTTTTTGAACTTTGTTAGCTCATCACTGACGTGAATGTATTTTTGAACCATATCTACGTAGTCGGCATAGGCCACTTGCATCTCTGCCTTGTCAATCGCATGGAATGGTTCACCGATTGGGGGTTTTATGCTTGGTTTTATTGTCATGGTTACTCTTTTTCATGGGGGCATTTGCCGCACCCGTGGGACTGACAAACACCCTGCTGGTGACAGAGGTAGGTGCGCGAGGCCAAATCCATGTACAGCGCCCAGTTTAAGAGGTGAAAGTACATCAGGTCTTCATGTCTCTCCATGAAGGCGCGTTTGCCCTCTTGCAAGCGGTTATGCGCGAGGGAAACGTACAGGCTTGAGAGGTCATCCGATAGGGTCGTTTGACTCATTGAAAAACCCTCATTAAAAAGACTGCGACAAAGAAGCCGCCAAAGAATGAACCGATGACGGCCTCCCAGAAATCCTGCACTGAGTAGCCCTCAAACAGGCGCGAGGGGGGATTTTCGATAGGGGGTGACGCCTCCCATTGAGGGAAGGCCTCCTCTAATGTGCGCGGGTATCTGCGCGTGGTGTCATTGAGTTTGTCCGCAAGGGTCGAATTGACCCCTGCAAAGTTGTTAGGCGCGTATTCGAGTTTTGCCATAGTTACCCCCAGCATTTAAGTTCTTGCAACAGTTTTATCACGCTCGTGCGCGTATCCTCGATGAATTCTGCCACTTGGCCTAGCGGGTAGTTTTCCACTACCTCCCATAGTTCTATGGCCTCATGCGTCCAATCGTCAGGCACTGAGCGCATGGTCTCCAGAATTTCATCATAGGTTTTGTCGTTGGGGTAGTCGCACAGCCACTGGTTAAGCGCGAAGCGTTCAGAGGGTCTAAGCATGGCTAACCTCCACGGCATCCTCTATGTGCCAATCGTCCATCACGCCAGCTTCAAATTGCCCCCCGTCCATATCACGGGCAATTTCCAGCGCTTCCTCTACGCTTTCAGCGTCGATAAAAACGTGGCATTCAGTGACATAAGTGGCTTTTACTTTGTAGGTTTTCATGTTTTACCCTTTGATGATTTGGTACATATTCCAGCCACAGGTCAAAACCCACTCATTTTGAGCCAGTAGCTCATCAATCCAAACTCTGTCTTGTTTTGACCACGTGGGGCTGTCAATCGGGGCACGACAAACCTCATGCCAGCTATTGTTTTTCTCGTTTTTTGAGTGATATGCGATGATGATGTTTTGCATGGTTTTTTCCGGTTTATTGTGGGTGAAAACGCGCGTGGGGAAAATCAGCGCATCATGTAGATATATCCCGACATCCCTACAGCGTGGGCAAATACTGTGGCTTGATGCCTGTCGGCTAAGTGCTGAATCAAATACTTTGCAAGGGATACAGCCTCGTCACTTTCGCGCTGTGCCTCGTAGTAAATGTCGGCCGGCACTTGTTTTCCGATAAGCTTGTAATGCTTGCCGATTGATTTTTTTAGCTGTTTTGCCAGCTTGATAATGTTTTTTTGCATACTATGCTCCATTAGTTGAAATCGGGACAATTACCCGTTTATAAACCCGTTTTCACAGGTTTATAAGCTGGCATTGTCAAATAGTGCAACAGCCACAGCATGGTGCATCGATACAGCGTCCGGACTTGTTCCGATAATATTCGTGACCACCGATACTAAAAACATCCGAAACCCGTTTTTTGCTGCCCAAATAAGAGCCGGTATCAACCCGACAATCGCTAGGTTCGGCCAGCCACGCTTTTTTGGTGGCTGTATCGTAGGTTATTTCATCGCCCACGTTGATAACAGCCCCAGACAATGCACATCGCCCACGATATTTAGCGAACATTACTTTTTGCATAAAACCCCCATTAATGAAGAGAATAAGACACGTTTTTAACGTCGCGATTCCAGCAAGCCCGACAGTCCTTACACTGATTTCCTTGCTGTGGTGCCGGACATTGTTTCCCAATAGCTTGTATTGTGTGAACTGTAGATGTGTTTCCCTCATATGCTGGAGCCGGCAGGTTTACCATAGCTCCCGACAATCGGACACAGAGATTAGAGGGAAAATCACCAAAAATCTCACGATATTGATAAACCAGCTTTTTTTCTTTTGTAGGCAACCAAAAAGATACGCTAGGCAATTTCTCTGCAATTGTCACAATATCCAGCAAGTGTTGAAAGCTTTGCAAATCTCCCGCATCGTGCCAGCGAAAATAAGATTCGTTAGCAGAGCCGATAAGCTTTACCATGCTGTCAACCCATGAAATAGAACGCAACCCATTAGCTCGTTTTTCATGTGCTTTTTGCACGCTAGGATAAGAATAGTTAGCCTTAAGTGCATAGCATCCATAGCAGACGCTACCCTCTATCTTTGCTAGCTTGGAGCCGACATTACAAAGCTTGGCAGAGATACCATAGCTCAAGCCAGGCATTTTTGAGGGTTTGCCTAAATTGCCAGCAATATCACTCGCCAGCTTCTTAGTGAGTTTAGACTGTGGTACGGCGAAAAGAATTGTTTGCATACTATGCTCCAGAGTGATGTTTAGATGAGTGAGTCTTGAGTGCTTACTACGATAGCTGAGACAAAAATTGTCATAGCTAACATAGAGGGTAAGACAGGGAAAATGCCTAGCATTAAAGCTAAAAAGAATATTCCAAACCCTAAAACCCCCATTGTCGCAATAGTGAGTTTTAAGAATGTAGCAATTGGATCTGGTTTCATGTGGCACAGCCTCTCAAGTAGTTAGGGTGATTGTTTAACGCATCACTACTCGATTGCGTTGACTAGATTATAAGATTATTTGTGAGAGTATCAAGACAATTATTCCTATACAGTTTAGTAACTAGATAGATAAAGACTATCAGTCTATTAAGATACTAGTCTAAGAACTATATCACAAAGATAATGTGTGTGTGTATATATGTCTAAGGTGCATCCGTAAAGTCAGGGAAATGAGCGGGGGTCTACCCTTACCGCTCTCCGAAATTTAACATAACATAACTTAACATAATACAGACTAGGGAAGTGGCCGGTGTGCTCGTCATTACACGCCAGCACCTACTCCCCGTGCCAAGTGAATGGGTTTGACCTCTCGAATGTGAGTGCCCCCAACTTAGCCTTCCCCAAAAAAATTTCTATGTTTACGCTATGATTGGTTCATCGCGGCATGGAGAAGAAGTATCTCGTCAGCCTCATAAGCTGAAGACCGCTGGTGCGAATCCAGCTGCCGCAACCAAGACGCATGAGGATTGAATCGCCTTACCCTGTACCAGTTAAGTGGTGCCGTTCACAAGCAGGGGCAGTCCTCAGCCGTGTTGGTTCTTCATTCAGTTGCCTCTCCTTGGTTTGAGGTTTAAGCCTGTTAGTTATTGACAGGCTTTTTTTTACCTGTACTATATGGTTATTCGTAGAAGGGTAGAGAAGATATGCAGAGTATTGAAGTAGAGCGTGGTATTGGCATGCCTATGCCGAGGGTGGTGTATGCGTACCCGTATGAGGAGATGGATGTGGGTGACAGCTTCACTGTGCCTGTGTCTGCGCGTCAGAAGGTTTTGAATGCCAATTACAGGGCTTCTAAGCGCCTTGGATTGAAGTTTATGGCTAAGACTGAGGGTGAGGTCATCCGGGTCTGGAGAGTCGCTTAATGGCTCAAGTTGACTTACTTTGGATGGAGGAAGAGGAACTCAGGGCGGTGTGTGTCGCCTTGGTCAACCTTTTGCGTGAGTCTGAGGTGCGTCGTTTGGTTTGCATGAATGAGGCGTTGAAACATGGCTACAGAGAAGGATATACAGATGCAGCTCTACAACTCCCGGCTGCGGTTGAAAAAAGAGATGGAGAGGGCTTTGTCTTGCATTAAGCCGTCCAGCAAGAGAAAGCTGGCTGCTGAGTGGAAGGAGATGTACTCGGAGCTGTTTTACAAAGAACTGATTAGCTGTGCCAAAAACAAGAAAGTCGCAATGGAAATTGCTGATTGGAAACCAGAGAACATGAAATGAAATTTGACCTTCAGAAGTTTTACAAGTTCTGTTCCGAACTCAAGATTGAGACTAAGGAAGAGGGCTTGAAGAAGATGGGTAAGCTGCTGGGGACGCAGACTTACGTCATGGAAGAAATACAGAAAGGTCTGGATGAGGATGTTCACTTCTTCGTTATTCTCAAAGGTCGTCAGCTGGGTATCACGACCATCTCTCTTGCCTTGGACCTCTACTGGCAATTTACTCACCCCGGCTGGCAGGGTACGCTGGTGGCAGATACAGAAGAGAACAGAGATATGTTTCGTTCAACTCTGGCTATGTACATCGAGGGTTTACCCAAAGAGTACAAGATTCCCTTGGTTGCCCACAACCGAAACCAGATGGTTCTCAAAAACAGAAGCCGATTGTTCTACCAGATTGCTGGCAACAAGTCTCGTCTGGGGCAGGGCAAAGCTATCACTTACCTTCACGGCACAGAAACTGCCTCGTGGGGCAACGAGGAAGGGCTTGCCTCTTTGATTGCTTCTCTTGCTGAGAAGAACGCCGAGCGGCTGTATATGTTTGAATCCACCGCGCAGGGGTTCAATATGTTCCACGATATGTACAAGACGGCTAAATCAGCCCGTACCCAACGTGCAATCTTCTGTGGCTGGTGGCGCAATGAGTTTTACTCCGTAGATGCCGACACAAACATCTACAAGGTCTACTGGGACGGCAAGCTCACCGGAGAAGAGAAAGAATGGGTCAAAGACATCAAGAAGCTATACGGCATAGAGATTAATTCCCGTCAGATGGCTTGGTGGCGCTGGAAGATGCACGAGGGCATCAAGGACGAAAGCCTCATGTATCAGGAATTTCCACCCACGGAGGACTACGCCTTCGTGATGACAGGCACAAGTTTCTTCTCCAACAGTAGGTGTACTGATGCAGCCAAAGCAGCCAAGAAAGAGCAACCTGACCATTTCCGTTACGTATTTGGACAACTCTTCCAAGACACAGAAGTCCTCCCGTCAACAGAGCGCCTTGGAACGCTCAAAGTTTGGCAAGAGCCAATTGACACTGCGTATTACGTCATTGGTGCTGACCCAGCGTATGGAAGCTCAGACTGGGCTGACCGATTCTGCATCCAAGTGTTTCGTTGCTATGCGGATGGACTTGAGCAAGTAGCCGAGTTTGCCACCTCTGAGATGAACACCTACCAGTTCGCATGGGTCATCGCTCACTTGGCTGGCGCATACCGCAACAGTACTTTGAACCTTGAGGTCAACGGTCCCGGTCAAGCAGTCATCAACGAGATACGCAACTTAAAACGCCTCGCCTCCGTTGCTGGCGGGGCTTTGGGTTATGGCCTCATGGATGTGCTTGGCTCAATGCAAAACTACATCTGGCGTCGCAACGACACGATGGGCGGTCTCTCCAACTCCATTGGCTACCTGACAACCTCCAACTCTAAGGAGCGGATGCTCAACTACATGAAGGACTACTTTGAGCGTCAGATGATGACCATTCGCAGCATGGATACCTTAGAAGAGATGAAAGGCATCGTGCGCGAGGACGGCTTTATCGGAGCGCCCGGCAGAGCCAAGGATGACCGAGTGATTGCTACCGCCTTGGCAGCCGTTGCGTTTGCCGAGCAAGTCCAGCCTCGCCTCATTGCCCAGCGCATCACCAAAGAGGTGAGCCGCGCACAAGAAGAATTCACCCCAGAGCAAGTGGCTGTGGGCAGGAATGTTTCTGATTACCTCAAACGGATTGGAATGTATGGCGCTTGAAGAACTCTCCAAAGCCGAACTCAAGAAACAGATGAAACGCTTTATTGCTGACAAAGAGCGTGGCATCTCCATCCCGATGTTTTGCGAGTTAGCAGGCATTAACAAAGACCACTTCCTCGATGTCTTTGACCGAGAGAAGCATCCACTCACTGAAAACGTCCAGCGCAGGGTCAACAAGGCCTATATGCGCTGGAAATCAGGAATTGTGAAGGTCATGCGTCGCAATGACAAAAGCCGCTATGTGGACTTCAGACGGGAGCCACAGCCCCCCATTTTTCCGTCTACAGGGTTGAAAATGACCTCTGAAGGCATCAAACTTCGTGTTGGTATGGTCAACCGACACGACTACAGTGAATCTGACCTAAATGAATCTTTGAGAGGGTAAATATGGCTGTTTTAAAAGACTATTGTTGTGACCAACACGGATTGTTTGAGGCATGGGACCCAAAATGCCCCATCAAGTTCTGTAAGGGCAACATCTCCGTGGTTTTCCTAAAACCAGTGGCTATGAAGTCGGATAAAACCAAATCAACGGACAAAAACTTAAAACAGTTGTCCATTGATTACGATATGACCGACATCAAGACCACCAGAGAGGGTGAACACCAAGAAGGCTACATGAAGCGCAAGAACAAACTCACTGACAAACAGTTTGCAGAGGCTACAGAGGCCATGCAAGCCCAGAATCAGCAGCAAGCAGCCCAGCAGCGCCCGGGCAGTAGCGTTTTGTGGGGCAACGGCGGTAACATCAACATGAAGTCAGTCCTTGGTGGACAATTCAAATCCGTGATGGGAGAATCAGTCGGCATAAATCCCAAAGCAGCGGGTGACTTGCGTGGACCCGCCCCGGCAAGTTACGTGGCTGACCACGAAAACCTTTCAGTGAGTAAGTGATGAGAATACCCAACGACCCAGAAGAACGCGAGAATTTTTACTTGCACATCATCGAGAAGTGTCTCGCCTCTCGTGAAGAACGCAAACCCGATTACGCTTCTCTGAGAAGTTGGTATCTCTTTGGCAACGGGCAGGACGAACCCCCTGCCCTGTACAACAAAATCTTCCCTCACATTGACCAGCTGACTTCGTTCCTGTACTCAGCCGAGACAACCCGCTTCTCT